TTCTTTAGTTAACCTTGCTACTTCTGCATCTGTTGCTAAAGCTGTGGCTAGTATACCGCCGGGTGAATCAGAATTGTTAGCTGATAATCTAGGGCCATCATGTAGTATCTTAGTTGGGTCTTTTACCCAGCCATATATACAGGTGATTCTATTCCTTAATTCCATTAAGAATTTAGGATTTATAGCTGACTCATATTCTACTTTAAAGAACCCATAATTAAATAACAAGGGTACAAACTCAAATATGCTTTTCCCTTTAAATTTCTTTTTGAGTATCCTTACCGTGGGTATGTAAGCTTCTACTTTGTAATTGTACTTCTTGAGTTCTTCTTCCACTATGCCTATGTGGTCCCGGTTGATGTAGGCTATACACCAAACAGTTTTAGAATTTTTGGCCATTCTTCCTGAGTTTTTTAAGGTTCTTATGTAGTGTAATATAATTAATGTTCAGTAGGTCTGCAGAGTTCATAATAACAAAGTCCTCTTTGGGTACTATGAAATAGTTATTCTCCAGTTCAATTTGGTGGGACAGTAAGCTGAATAGGTTTCTGCTTACTACTACGAAATACATGTTCTTAGGCATCCCATTGTATCTCATAAATAATATTGGTATTCTATCACCTCTTTCACCATCATCTACTACCTGTTTCCAGAAGTCTAATATCTTTACACTCTTATTACCCAGTATCAGGTGTTCGAAGTTTATATCTTTGTAGTTCTTACATTCTATGGCAAATTGGAATCGTCTAGAATGTATCTCATGTGTACATATAATATCGCCCAATGAACTATGGGTACTAGCCCAACGTAACCCCCCCGATGCTGGGACTCTAGAAAATTCAAAGCCAGTCCAAGAATCCCACCACTTAGCTAATTCACGTTCTCCTTTGTTACCCTTCTTTTTGCTATTCATAATTATATAAATTGAAATCCCCCTGATTGTTCTCTTTTATTGTGTAAACACCTGCTTATCTGTCTGCGATTAACTCCTAATACTTCACTAGCTTCTTTAACTGATAAAAAATGTTGTATTTTATGTGTTTTTATATTTATAGACATTACTTCTACATTACCTTGTCCTTGTTTACTACAACTTATCCTAGCTTTAACTTTATCACTGTGTCTTTGTAAACCACCGCCACCTTTATTTGAATTAAATAATTTCCAACCGGCTGTTTTATATTTAGCTATGTAATACCTTTCCAATTTTATAGCATCTTGAGTATTACATGTATCTAGGTTTTCTATCTTTAATATATAACCTTCCTGTATATTATTATTAATCCACTTCTGCTTGGGTGTCTTATTATTACATACACATTCCCTTAAGTGCTTATGTTTTCTGTATGACAATGCTCTATATGTAGTACCTATATAACCTTCCTTATATAGGCCATAGAATGTTATTAAATATATTTGATTTGCCATACCCTAATATTTATTAGTAATAGTATATTATGTACGAGCCCCCCAGGTATAGCCACCGGCTGTTGGTCTTTCCCCTCTGACACACTTAGCTATACTTGCTTTTGATATACCCAGTCTACTTGAAGCTTCCCTAATTGATTTAAAATTAGTTTTTTCCTTTGTTTCTATATTTATAGCTATAATGGCTTTATTATACCTACCCAACATATTTTCACGGAGTTTTGCTCTATGCTCACTAGATAAATTATAACCCTCTTTTTTTGTATTGCAAAGAGTCCACCCTTTTTTTATATAAAGTTCTATATAACTGGCCTCAAGTTCTAATGATTGTGCATTATCACAAGTATCTAGCGCTTCTATTTTTAATTTATATGATTGCTCTAGATATTTCCTTAACCATTTTGCTTTTTTGCTATTGTGTATTTTGGAATCTGTCTTATGACCAGCTTTTCTACTGCTTAATTTTTTAGAGGTTTCACCAATGTAACCCTCTTTATATAAACCCTTAAAACTTAATAGATATATTGTTTTCATATTTAATACAGAAGTTGTCTTGTAAGTGGGTTACGAGACAATAGTGTGCCCCTCTGGACTCAACCTCATAGTAATTTCTTTAGCATTGATTGGATTGAATGAGCTATGGTGTGTTATCAGGTACAAGCACTGTTGCTTGCATTTGTAGTCAAGTAGCTCTGCTACGGTTTCTATGGTTTCTTCATCTAAACCTTCAAAGGGTTCATCCATAAATAATACGTTAACAGGTCTAATAGAAGATATCACAGAATGGATAGCCAATGCTACTGAGGTATCTACTAATTGCTTTTGTCCACCAGATAAATCATCATACATTATCATAATGTTATCCTTAATAATATTCTGGTAAAAATCTTTTCTAGAAGATTGCAGGTCTATACCAAACTCAACCTTAAAGCCAAGTATCTTGCTGTACTCATTCAGGTAGTTGTTAACCTCACCAAGTAGGTTATCAAAGATGTATGCTTTAAGTCCGGTATTTGATAATGGGTCTGATATTAACCAGGCATCTATTTCCCTGCTATCCTTAAGTGTTTTCATTTGTTTAGAATACAGGCTTAGTTTCTTGTTTACTTTAGTGAGCCTGTGTTCATATTTAGTTGAGTTTACTATAAGTCGTTCATTTCTGGCTTCAGTTAATTTTCTTTTGGCCTTAATAATCTGTTCCGCACATTCGCTTTGTTGCACCTTATTGACTTTTGCTAATGCTAAATCAACTTTATGGTTATTTAGTTTTTCAAGGTTCTTATTAACTTCCTTCTCCAATTTATCCTTATCAACTTTGTCCATTTGCATAAACTTATCCCGTCTTCTGTCAATTTCTATCTTAAGCTCGTCTAGTCGGTCTTTACGTTTTTTGGTTAGTTTCTTAGAAGCTTTGAATGAAAGTGTACCTCCACAGGTCGGGCATATCTTAATGTCTTCCTTTGGTTCTTTATAAAGTTTAGTTTCTTCTGCTTCTAATTCAACTATCTTTTCGAGGTATTCTTTAATCTTATTATTAGCCTTCTTAGCATCCTTGATATTATCAGCCAATACTCTGTTCCTTTCCTTTATAGCTTCTACATCTACCTCTGATACCTTGTTCTCAATATTATCCAGTTTTAATTTCTTAGCCTGTAATTCCTTTAAATCTATCTTGGCTTCATTAATCCGTTTCTTCTTATTAGCCTTGAACTCTTTCTCATCCTCTAAAGCATCTTTGATATCCCCTTTGAGTTCAGAAGCTTTAGTTTCTAATTCTTCAACCTTTACATTAAGTTTACCTATTAGCCCTTGTGTTTTATCCAATTCAGATTTAACAGACTTCTTAGCCTCTTCAATAAAGGTTACCTCAAATGCCTCTTCAAATATTTTCTTTTTAGTTGGGCCGCTTTCCTCTATTATCTTTTTCATTCGTTGCCCAAATACTATAGAGTTAGTGAATAAGCTAAATGAGTAACCGAGTAATTCGTTTATAAAATCCTGTTTATCATTCTTATTCCTTTCATTGTGGAGCAGGCTACCATCCACCTTTATGAATAGATTGTTGCCACCTTTTACTTTCTCTATTTTGCCCTTGTAATTTAAGCACCTTATGATTGTGTACTCTTTATTACCTTTGGTAAAATTCAATTCTACTTTAGTACCCTGGTATTCTGGTGTTCTTAACTCCTCCCAAGTTTCTATACTTGACTTATTCTTTAAACCAGTTCCAAAGCCACACCAACAAAGAGCAGAGGGTATAGTTGTTTTACCAGCTCCTACTCTGCCCCTTATTATTGTTAGGCCATTACGGTTTAACTTAAATTCTGTTGGTTGTACAAAACTACCAAAGCCTTCTATGTTGATGCTTTTGAAATTAATCATGTTTGTTTAGTATATCGATTAATGCTCTCTTTTTCTTTTTATCAGTTATGCCTTTCTCTTTGATATATTCCTTAGCTAGTTTTGTATGGTTGGTAGTATCACTAAAATTGTTATTAGCATCATTATTTTGTACTACCTGCGTTTTCTCTTTATTATAATAGAAATTTTTATTATCTGGTGCTGTTTTCCCGTACTCTAGTTCAATGAACTTCGGGTAATTAGATAAATGTACATATTCTACAGTTAAGTCGCTGTAGAGTATACAATAGCCCAGGTTATTATCTCTATCGGTTTTCCTTTGGTGGTTAGGTGCTCCTACTTGATAAATGTTATCCCCGAGTTTCATTGGTTTATGTATATGGCCAACAAATACTACATCGAATTGTTTAAGTAATTTTAAGGTTGATGCCTTAATGTTACTGTCCATTTCTCTGCCATCTGTATCCTGAGCACCGGGTAAGGTTGTATGTAATAGTAATATATTAATGTAACCTTTCTTTATTTCTTTAACCCTTTCTTTTATAGCTTTTTCTAAACCTAAGTTGTGGGTTAGATAAGGTACACCGTGAATAACTAATTTTCTAGCCATACTTGGTATTACTGAGTAATTGTCAATACAATAAAGTCCTTTGAATAGTCTGGAGAATGTCCTTATGTAGGATGGTGATTGGTGTTCTAATGTATTCTCTTGACATTGGTCGTGGTTCCCGGATATAGCATAAGTGGGATTTAACTCTGAACCCCATACCTTTTGAAAAGTAGGGGTTAGTAAATCAAGTAATTCATTACTTATAGCTTTCTCTTTATGTAGTAAGTCCCCAGCAAATAAAGTTGGTACGCCTAATGTCTTAGCTTTAAGTTTAATATCCTTAAGTATCTGAAGGCCATCAGTTAAACGCCTGTTACCTTGATTATTGTTGTTCCAGATGTTTAAGTGGTGGTCAGAATATACTATAGCTATTGGTTTAATCTTAGCCATAATTTTTTAAAGTATTTTACTGGTTCAATTTTTATGTGCTCATTAAACATATTATCAACTATTTCAACTCGTGATTCCCAATCCCAATCATCCATTACAATAAGCCTGTTATTCTGTAAATATACCTTGTTTATTAACTCAAAACATTCTGATACAGCTTTTTGGTATAAATGGTTTGTTACCCTGAATTTATTATCCTCTATTGTTTGGCCAGATGTGTATGGTAAAAAGATATAGATTGTGTCCTTTGATGAAATAGTGTTGCTTATGTCAACTATTAATTTATTGGCATCATCATCGGGTATATGGGGTACTAATTGAATTAATGAGTATACTAACAAATCTGGTAGGCCTCTATCAGTAACAAATGATTTACTGCTATTTACTAAAGTGCTCCTTTGGATTAACAGACTCCTATATAGAGCTAAAGCTTTCTCTGGTTCATTTACGCAGAGAGCTATTAACTCTTTATGGGAGTCTACTTCATATTCTTTAGATATCTCTCTAGATGAGCTCGATACGAATTGTATCCTATACCTAGAAGCTATATAATTAGCTAAGTCTGTTTTACCTGTACCCGATGGGCCTATTATACAAATTTGTTTCATAATAAATTTTTAAAGGTTTTTATAAAGGGCGGTTTCATAAATGTTTTGATAGAGTTTTCCCCACAGATGAATTGTAGTTCCTCTTCATTTATTTCTGTTACCCCTTTGTTGTTAATCACTAAATCTTTAGATGTTAAGTATTTTCTTACAAATAGTCTTAAATCTATCAGTTGTCTATTATCAAGGTACTTATCCACTAGTACGTTTCTATCCCATTTCATAAATGTATTTGACTCATCATCAAGAAAGTTGTATATACTGCCATATTGTTCTAGGAATTTAATAGCTGTCTTAGGCCCAACTCCTGGCATACCAGGAATACCATCTGAGTCATCACCATCTAATATAAGGTAATCAACACATTGTTTAGCCTCGTATCCGAATAACTTCTTAACGTTATCCTCAGTGATTAAACATTTCTTTCCCGGGTTCCAGATGTCAACATTTTTAGAAAGGCATTGATTAAAATCTTTATCTGATGAAACAAGTGTTACGTGATTCTTTCTTTTGAGTTTTCGAATTAATAACCATATAACATCATCAGCTTCAGTTTTAGCTTTTTCAATTACCTTTATACCAAGACAACTTAGTATCTCATTGGTAACTGCCTTTTGCCTATAGAAGTCATTAGCATCCCAACCTTCTTTTTTATCCCTGTCTTTATAACCCGGTAAGATAGCCATCCTTTCTTTTGAACGTCCACCATCGAATACAACATATATATCCTGTGGTTGTAGTTGTGTTATTAGGCCTTTCAGTATGAATGTAAAACCATAAGTGATACCTGTTGGGGTACCACTTACTGCTTTCATTGAACTAAATTTATAATATGCCCGGTACATTAAATTATTTCCGTCAATTACTAATACTCTATTCCTCTGTTTGTGACTCATAAGATGTTGTTTCTACGGGGTACATATTAGTTGGTATGCTATCAATTAGTTTCTGGGTTTTACCAATGGTATTTATTCCAGACCTTCTGATTAGCTTCCTTCTCATTTCATCATTCTTGGTTATTAACTCAAGAAATGCTTTATCACCATTGGCTATCATTTTCTCACCCAGATAAAATCTAGAAGCCCCTTTCTTACGAGTTACTACACCAAGCTTTACTAATAGTTCAGGTAAACCTTGGTATTTGCTAAATCCAATTGGTTCGTGGTATTCTGCATTGAAGTATACTTCGTGAGCCTTTAGTGTTTGCCTTGGTGGAGCTACTTTATTTTTCTTAACCCTGATTGATGATACTCTACCTACTCTGTCTTCTACCCCATCTACCTTACCTTTGATTTGTTTACCACCATAGATACCAATTCTGATACTTGCATAGAATGCTAGAGCTTTACCCCCGGGTGTTGTATCGGGGTCTTCAAATTGACTTGCTCCAACTTTCTTACGTAATTGATTTATCCAACAAGAACATATACCTAAGTCTGATAACATATCATTACGAATCCTAAACATTTTGTATATTGCCTTAGCTCTATTCCCCATTTCAGCCTTAGCCTCTATTTGAGAAGAGTTGATGTTATCCGAGCAGTCTAGTGCGGCTGTTGAATCAACTATAAGTAATATTGGTTCATTGTGAGTAAGTATACTACGCCAGTATAATGTGTGGTCTGCAATCCAATCTGATATAGTTTCTACTTCGGTATTTTTGAATATAACTACCTTGCTTAAATCTAACCCATTGGCTTCAGCCCAGAAGGCATCAAATGCATGTTCAGCATCCACCCATAAAACCATACCCCCAAGTTGTTGTGCTGCAAATGCATAATCATAAGCCAGTAAAGATTTACCCGAAGATTCCTCCCCATATATTTCTAAGATCTTACCAAAAGGTATACCACCTCCCGTTTGATAATTATGGGCTAATATACGTGTAGGTAACCAGGGTACTCCTGCTGATGGTACTACTACTTCTGAAGCTAGACCGGAGCCCTTATATTTTTTGGTAAGGGCTCCGGCTGTTAACTTCTTCATTTGTTTTTTCTTGGCCATAGTATTAACTATAAGTCTGATTTCCTACGTTTCTTTGTTTTACCAGATGATTTACTTACTGGTTTTTTCTTTTTCTTATCGGGCATATCGTCAAGCGGTGTTTTAGACATACCTAAGAACTCATCAAGTTTTTCCTGTGTTTCTTCATAGGTTGGAATGATAGCTTTTACCATTGCTTCTAAGTCTACTTCCTTACGCCATTCTTTATCGATGGGTGTGTTCTTACAAGGTTTAACCGAGTACTCAGTATCGGTCATACCTGTACCTTCCCTTGATAATTTCAAGTCAAAACCGTTTTTAACATCAGTCATATCTCCCCATTCATCCTCATCTAAATATAGGTCAAGGATTTCTTGGTATAAACCTTTGGTTAATTGTAATAATTTGCCTGATTTTTCTTTGCTTACCTTACCACCTTTTAAATCTTCATATACCAATACTGGCATTAAATATTTGGTTTTTGGTATTAGCGATTTTGCTAAATCTTTCTCATCATCATCACCATCTTTTAATTCATGGTATGCTTCGAGTATAGCGCAGGGTTCACCAAATGTTGATGGAGAATATACACCCTTGATAGTATTACCTAAGTAAAACTGTGTTACCTCTTTTACGAATTCATTTTCTTCTCCCACAGGTAGTACTCTAACCCTGATAGTTCCTTCTTTAAGGAATATCATATTACTGCTACCAGATTCCTTTAATGCTTTCCTTTGCTTTTTTAAGCGGTCTTTTAAACTTACTTTTGCCATCTTGATTTAAATTAAAATTATATTTCTTTTCTTCTATTCGCGGATAGTGATTGTATTAAACTTGAGCGTTGCTCGAATGACAACAAACATTGTTTAATTATCCCAACACTTTCTTTAAGTTTGTTGAGCTTTTTAGTTGCTTCATTAAATTCATCAGAATCTTCTACTAATGCTTCAGCCAGCTTTTCACTGTTCTCTCTACCTGTATTATTATTGATATCTGTTTTGTATTTAATGAATAACTTAGCCGTAATTTTGTTTAATTCTGCTTCGGCATCATCCTTACTTCTTTGGAGTTTTATTAATAGTAACCCCATAAACCCATAATAACTGGGTTGTTCCTGCAGTTCAGTGTTTATTTTGTTTTCGTCTATAATGAGTTCTTCATATAAATTAAACTTAAATACCTCACTACCATATTTAATCCTCACATCCATTAAAGGACTCTTGTTTAGGTATTTCTTTAGACTTTTCATATATTGAAGTTATATTCTTTAATAGTATTCCTTTATACTACTAGTGAACGATAGTCAGTTTCAGTATTATATGTCTTTAGCTCTTTCCAATTAGTACCTGAAATTTCAAAATCTACCGCCATTGATACAGAGTCGATTTGAAAACCAAACCATTCTTTAGTTTCTGGGTTCTTACAAACTTTATCCAATATTGGTACTACCTTATGTACATTCTCGGGGTATAAGAAAAAGCCAAGTGAATCGTGTACAGTGTAAGCCTGTATTAATTCTTTTGGTAATTCACCATTTCTAATTTTCTCCCATATAAGAATGGATGAGAATAAGGTGTAATCCGAAGCTGCCCCTTGAATTGGTGCGTTTACTGATTGTCTTTGAGCCTCTGCTGATTTAGCCCATTCTGTTGAGTATATATTATCCAGTCTACGTTTCCTTCCGAAGAGGTTTCGTACATATCCGTGGTTCTTAACAAATCTATGTTGCTTCTTGATAAACTTAGCTACGTTAGGGAATCTTGCATTATATTCTTTTAGATATATCTCTGCCTCCTTTAGAGATGTCTCCATACCTTCGGCTAGTTTCTTAGCTGTTTGCCCATATATGATACCAAAGTTAATTGTCTTAGCATACTTCCTTTGTGTCTTAACCTGAAAGAAATTTGGGTCAGCTTTATCCTCTTTCTTTAATATCTCTAAAGCCCAATCATAATCCCAATGATTTTTATCACAGGCAACTGACAAGTGGATATCTCTTCCTTCTCTGAACCATCGTATCATTTCAGTTTCATTAGCCTGTGCAGCCATTACCCTTAACTCAGCCTGTGAATAATCCAGTTGTAGTAATACCATACCTGGTGGCGGTATAAACATTTGCTTTATATCGGATGCTGTAGTATTATGGTTTATTAGTCTATTCTCGGTTATATAAGTATGATCATCCTCTACAGTTAAATCATATACTATTTGTTGACCCAAGCTTTTTATTGATTGTATTTTTGTATGTATCATAATTATTTTTCTTTATACCTTTCCTATCAACCTTTACCCTTACTATATTAAAACCATGTGATTTAGCTATAACCTCCTTATCTTTATCAAATCTATCATTATGCCCCCCACCATCAATTTCTAATATAACTTTACCAATTACAAAATCATAGTGGTATGGGCTTATAAATAATTGTGTCTGGTATATTAATCCTAATTCATCTAGTATATTGGCTACAGTGTTTTCTAATACTGAGCTAATTCTCCTATTATGTTCTACTCCCTTTTTTATACACTGTTTCCTTACCCTGTTATGTAGTTTCTTTGACACTTGACTTAGTTCTATAATATACCTGCCTATATTAACTAAATCCTGGGATAATGATTGTGGGTCTTTATTCATTTTAGAATACCATATATCTTTTATATTTGGTTCTATTATTGAAAGGGATTCTAGGTATTTACTTATAACAGTGTCTTTTGGGTTCTGTAATAATTCAGATTTTTTAATAATCTTAGAAAAACCCCTATTAGAATTTAAATGTAATTTATTATGTAATAATACATTATTTCGCCAAGCCAATATATCATCTCTATTTATATTATGGTATTTTAAAGTGCTATCCCATAGAGACCTAGTTAAACCTAGCTTATCCTTGAATAAATCCAGGGTTATTTGGTAATCACTACATAACCTTTTAAAATCATCCAATCCTAATATAGTTGATTTCTTACCTTCAATTTCTACATCATATATTTTTAATACTTCTATTTTCATACTTTAATACTGTTAGGTTATTATCTAATATATATTGTATTGATTTAAAACCCTCTTCTAATGTTTTTAGTTGATGGCCTTTGGTACATTTTATAGTTGTACCATCTTCCATAGTAACTTTAAACATTTCCTTCTTACCTTTATTTACCCAATGTGTAACGTTTTTATAATTACCTTTATCAGTTAATACTTTTAAAGTATTATCAAGGTTTTTGTGTGTACCTAATACTGCTGGTACCTTACTACCAATTTTAAATATACCTCTATTAGATATAATAGTAGTATTGTAATTTACACAATCTCTTGGAATGTTTTGTAAGTTTGGGTCTCTACT